AAGTGCTCACATATTTCTTGGTGGAGAAAGAAACAATATAGAAGTTTCTGACCCATACAGAACTGTTAAGGTTAATACAAAACCAGATGGCGCTGAAACATCATATGCAAATCTTAATGAGACAAGCAACACAGAGTTTGTTCATGTATCTAATGCAGACATTCAGAGCGGTGACACTGTGCGTTTTTATTTAGGTGGGCCTACCTATGTAGTAGACAACGTTACGCAAGAATATCCTAGTGCAGGCTTCATAACAGTTACTGCCCCTGGACTATCTTTTATAACTGGGGAAGCATACGTATTTACTCGTGACCAAGGATATAACAACCAGTGGACATTTGGAAATGATGGTGTTTTATATGGTCCAGCAATGGACGGTATATGGGTAGAATCAATTCAAAAGAAAAGTGTAGAATATGGACTTGGTATTTATTCACCAGTAGATATTGTACTTGATGCCTCTAATGGAGAATTCTTAAATGATTCAAGTAATCCAAATAATCAAATAGCAACTATTGGAGATTTGCCAACGGGAGCCACAGGAACCTTTGAAACTTCAGATAGCAAATTAGTTACAGTTACTAATGGAATTATTACATCTATAGATCCACTGACTTAATACCGTGAGATAATGGCACCATGGCCGCTTCTAAATCTATGGACTTTCCTGGTGCAAAAAAATCTTCATATGTTGCACAAGTAGAGCAAAGCCAAGCCTCTCCATATCAAGAAAATACCCTTTCATTTCTTCCTGTTCCTGGCCCACAAGGACCACCTGGCCCACCAGGTAGAGATGGTCGAGATGGAGAAAAAGGGGAACAAGGTTTCACGGGAAACATTGGACCACAAGGTGACAGAGGCTTAAAAGGGGCAGATGGGCTTAGCAGTCTATCTTCTTCAGGTCAACAAGCGGGATGGGCTTCTTATACTAATACAATTACCAAACCAACAAAACTTGGAATCTCAGAAGGAGATGACGGTTGGGTAACACTTCTTCTTGATACAAAAGATAAAACTCAAAATGAAAAATATCTTCCAACAGGATGTACCAGCCTTTGGAACAGCCATCAGAGAGCCCTAAACTTTCACGGTATCAAAGAAGGCTCCCAAGTATTTGTAACATACAACTTTGAACTAACCACATATACATCCAACACAGAGGTTTGGCTAAGAACCTATTTTGCAAGTAACTACCAAGAGTTTGTTCAGTTGGTAGGATCTTTTAAGTATCAGGGAACATATAATCTTTCTACTACCCAGCAAATATTTATTGAAAATCAAGCAATGTGGGGCAATGGGGCAGTTCCTCAAATTAGAACAGACTTTGATGCATCTGTAATTCTTAATTCTGTCTACGTCAGCGTGGTATAATAAAACTATGGCATTTCCAGGGGAATTAAATATAAACTATTACAAGGGTGACACCCATGAGTTTAAGGTATACCCACAAAAGACTGATGGGTCAGTGTTTCTTTTAACTGATTATAGTAACTCTACCTTTACAATTGCTGAATCCCGTGGAGCAGCAGGAGTAGCATTAGGTCAAATCAATGCAAGCGCAAGGATATATACCGATTATATACTATGTGCTATAACTCCAGAAAATGGAAAACTTATGGACCCAACAAAAACATATGTCTATGACATTCAGGTTTATGCACAAGGCTCAGACACATATGATAAGGTATTTACTCTTTTAACTGGATCTATTTCTGTAACCGACGATGTAACTCAAGATATTGGAACTCCAAATAGAGCGATCCCAACATATAGAGTTATTTATAACAATACTAATGCAACCAGTGGTTTAGTGCCAGCAGATACAAATGAATATCTTCCAAATCAGAATGTGATTGTTGCTAACAATGGAACTCTTGCAAGAGTTGGATATACTTTTGCTGGATGGACAAAATTTTCAGACGGTACTGGAACTGTATATACTTCAGGATCTACGATTCCTCTTGTTAACGCAGACATAAAACTTTATGCTAAATGGACAGCGGTATGACAGACGTATTTGTATCAACTGACGATGTAAAGGTTATTGGTGGTACAGACACAGTCAATGTTGAAGTTGATTTTGGTCCACAAGGAGATAGAGGAAATCTTTTTCTTGTAGGTTATGGACATCCAAACAATGCAAACCTAACAGACATACAAACACTTGATATATATATAAATATTGAACCAACTGATGAAGATTATCTTAATCTGTATCAGTACGTAGATCAAAGTGGAACTAAAACTTGGATTGTGGTTGGACCACTTACTACAGACAAATTTAGTTCTATAAGAAATGTAACCTTTGTTGATGGACAGGCATCTAGTAATATAGAGTTTAAAGTTTCAAACATAGTTCCTGCTGGACTCATAGGGGCGCTTACAGCATCAAGTTTTAATATTCAGTGTACCTTCCAAAACTCAGAAAACCCAGTTGCACACTCAATTATTATTAATCCAATTACAGTACAGGTGGCTACAGGAGATGTTATATTGCCTGTAGGTATAAATGCTGCTGAATTTTCAGGAAGCGTATGGGCAGGACTTAGTGGAACACACGTAGTTCATTTCCTAATTACGGTGGTATAATCTAAGATGGTGATATGTAATGGCTAAATATGTTGATGGTTCTGAGGCTTCTTCTGGGATATACCCAACTAGGGTTCCTGAATATACTGACGCAGCCGATATTCAAGAGGCTTTAAAACTTTATCATTACGGATCTGCAACTGTTCCAACTGTAAATACCATTGGAGGGTTAAATGGTATCAATGCAAACTCAATAGCGGGGCATTTAAAAAAATTATCAAATGACATCGATGCCCTACCAACAACATCTGAGGTTACTGACCTTATTGCTGGTGCATCAGAAGTGTATGCAGAACTTGCTGGTGTTGGAATTGATTGGAATTCTGTTGACACTCAATTTGATATTAGTCCAAGATTAACCCTTATATCACCAAAAGAATTAACAACTATTTCTGCAACAGCAGCAACAGGAGCAATCAATCTTGATATTATTGCTTCTTCTGTTAATATTCGCACCTCAAATGCCACAGCAAATTGGACAATAAACATTCGGGGTGATGCAACAACTACTCTTAATTCATTAATGACAACAGGAGAGCAAATGTCTGTTGTATTTGAATCTGCTCAAGGCGGAACTGCGTATTATCCAACAGCACTTACTATTGACGGTGCATCAGTAACTCCTAAATGGTTAGGTGGAATAGCCCCTTCTTCAGGAAACATTAACTCAACTGATGTTTATGTTTATACAATTAGGAAAACAGGTACATCAACATTTAGTGTACTTGCATCACAAAATAAGTTTGCTTAAAGCAAGTAGGGAGAATCATGAGTCCATTATTTCGTGACCCAAGTGGTGTAGGAATATTTTTAGCAAAAACTACTCCAACACCAACACCAACACCAACACCAACTCCCACACCAACACCAACACCTACACCTACTCCTGTAGCACCTACACCAGTAGCACCTACACCTGTAGCACCTACACCAGTTGCTCCAACTCCTGTTGCTCCAACTCCTGTTGCTCCAACACCAGTAGCACCTACACCTGTTGCTCCAACACCAGTTGCATCAGGATTCTGTGGTGACGGAGGTCCAACCTGCGGAGGAGCATTTGGTAATTGCGTTCCTGGACCATGTGCAGAGTAATGCTATACTTATATAATAAGGAGAAAACATGTACGCCTGTATAGTAAAAAATAACAGTAATACTTGGGATATATTTACTGTATTTCCAAGTATTCCAGATGCAAAAAAACAAAGAATTGATTCTGCATTACAAAGTGGTCTTCCAATTGTTTCTAGAAATTTAACAGAATTTGGATCATCAGTCAGAAGTGGTGCTATATGGGATGGAACACAGTTTAATGGTGGAGATCCTACATCTCTAATAGAAGGATCATCAAGAGGTCAATATTCCTACCTTTGTAATGATATGATTATCCTTACATTGCTTACACAACTTAATACTGATATGGATATTCAAATGGCAGCAATATTTGAAAGCGAAACAACAATAATTAAAGTACCAGAAGGACAGACAGCATTTGTTGGTGATATCTGGGATGGCGAAAACGTAGTTAGTCTATAAAACAAAAGGGTGTAAATATGTCAAAGTGGGAAGAGTGGAAAAAGGCTCAAGGAGAAACAAGACCTTGGCATGTTATTGATCCAGGTAAGTATGTAGAAAATGAAAACTTAGGAAAAGAAAGATTAACAATATGTAACATATGTCCAGAATTAATTAAACTTACGAAAACATGCAAAAAATGTGGATGTTTTATGGTTGCAAAAACAAAACTACAAGGAGCAACTTGTCCTTTAGGAAAATGGTAGAAATGATAAAAGAAGAAGTAGCACCTGGAATAATGGTATATAGCGATGTAATTCCAAATAGCGAGACACTTTATGCAGACATTGAAGAAGGAATGCTTGCTGCAAACATACAATGGCAAGGAGCCTCAGTAAAAGAAGCAGACGATGTTAAAATTAATACTCTAACTAGAAACACTCAAACAATTGGGATTCCGTATAGAGGGAAAGTACAAGATTTAAACTCAGCAAGCATGAATGAAGTTTTTAGTTTAAGCCTAAACAATATATTCTTTGAGCATTGTGATCCAGTTGAAAAAAATTATATGAATAGTTATGGAGTTGTTTGTGATTGGCATGACGAGTATGGAGTTCTAAAATATGGTGCAGGACAATTCTTTAGCAACCACATTGATGATCACAGAGATTATCCTAGACGAGTATCTACCGTATATTATTTAAATGATAATTACACAGGTGGAGAAATTAATTTCCCACGTTTTGGCATTACCTTTAAACCAAAGGCTAATCAGATGATTGTTTTTCCTTCAAACTATATGTACAATCATTCAGTATCTCCAGTTATTGAGGGAAAAAGATACGCAGTGGTAAGTTGGATGCGATGAATGAGCCAGTATTAGTAAACAGTTTATTAAGCCCTGAAGACTATACAAGATTACTAGAATCTTTAAATAACCCCAAGAGTTTTGGGTTTGATCCTGGATTTAGCAGGTATTGTGCTAATGATAACGATCTGCCAATATTAGGAGAATTAGCAAAGAGTCTAGTAGATACTGCAAAGCAAGTATTTAATAGTGAAGGTTTAATGCCAACATACGCACTCTTTGCACATTATGAAGGACAGGATCCTTACCCAAGTCTTTATAAGCATAAGGATGATAATGCATGTACATATACTCTTGATATGTGTGTTTATCAAAATGAGCCGTGGGATTTATGGGTAGAGGACAAAAATTATTGCCTTTATCCTAACCAAGCCTTAGCCTATTATGGAAATGATCAAATGCACTGGCGTGAAGAGTTCCCTAATCCAGAAACTAATCACGTGGCTATGATATTTTTTCACTTTGCAGAACCAGATCATTGGTTTTTTACTAAAGGCCCAAGATATCTTAACGTAATTAGAGGGAATATAACAGAAAAAGAGTGGGAACTTCAACATGGTAACAAATAAAATATTTTTTCAACTATACAATCCTACAGGACTAATTAATCAAGTAATGAGCCTGGAATTGGCAGCAGGAATATCTCATGAAACAAATGCACCTGTAGTGATTCATTATGTAAGTAATAATGGCGACAGTCTGTATGATTTTAAAAAGGTTCCAATATATACACCTTCAAGGTGGTACAACAGCCAAAGAGAAGGTTTTACAAATCCAGAACAGTTTCCACATCTCTTACAATTATTAGATTTTGACTCAAACTTAATCATAATTGATCAAAAAATAGATAATTTTAAACAAGAAGAAGTTGTTATAGAAGACATGTTAAATAATTATTACTACAGCAATAAATCAGAAATAATGGAAGAAGAGTTGGCATTTGCTGAGGGTAGAAAAAGATTGCCACTAGATAAGCCAATACACTTAAAAACAACACTAGGATGGTATTCAAGATTTTTCTATGACAGAAGCCCAGAACTAGACAAAGCATTGTCTTCAGTTAGGTTTAAGAAAGAATACACAGGCTTGGCTAAAAAGATATCTAATTCTTTGGGAATATTTCAGGGAATGCACCTTAGATTGTCTGATCACATAAAAATGTTTGAGACTACACAAGACATGTTTGAAGAATGGCTAAATAATTTTGAGCAAAATGGATTGCCAATAGTTGTTTCAACATGTGAACCAGGACATAAAATGATTCAAGACAATAAGCATAGATATATTTTATTAGATGAATACATTGTTAACAACTTTGCAGAAGACTTTAAAGCGTTGCCGTTTCAAGATGAGGTAGTCTTTGGACTTATCTGTAACCTTGTTTTACATGATTCTATAAACTTTGTTGGAACATCTGGAAGCACATACACTGCTTATATACATAGAATAAGAAATCAAAAAGGAATTGAAACGTGGGACTTCTTTGATAGTCCAGAAAAAGAAATAGGTCAGCCTTATTCTTGGAATGGCTACCCGTTAGACAACACCAAAAAAATGTGGTGGAGAGAGTGGAAGGAGTCAAAACTATTATGAAAACAGCACTAGTATTGGGAGCAGGTGGTTTTATTGGTAGCCACATGGTTAAAAGATTAAAATCAGAAGGATACTGGGTTAGAGGTGCTGACCTAAAGTATCCAGACTTTTCTATTTCGTTTGCTGACCATTTTGTAATTGCAGACTTATCTGTATATGAAAATGTTGAAAGCATCATAGATCCTATGGGCACATCAGCCTTTGATGAAATTTATCAGTTTGCAGCAGACATGGGTGGGGCTGGATATATATTTACTGGAGAGCATGATTCTCAGATAATGGAAAACTCAGCATTAATCAACTTAAATTTATTAAGAGCACAATCAAGACTTAATGCAAAATATGATATTAATAAAACCAAGATATTCTATTCCAGTTCTGCTTGTATGTATCCTGAATATAAGCAGTTAGATGTTAATAATCCTGGACTTAAGGAGTCTGATGCATACCCTGCAGATCCTGACAGCGAATATGGTTGGGAAAAACTCTTTAGTGAAAGAATGTTTTTAGCGTTTAACAGAAATAATAAAATACCAGTAGCAATTGCCAGATACCACAATATCTATGGACCAGAAGGAACTTGGGATGGTGGAAAAGAAAAGGCTCCTGCTGCAATGTGTCGAAAAGTTATACAAGCAGATGGTTTTATAGAAATTTGGGGGGATGGAGAACAAACTCGCTCATTCCTATATATAGACGAATGCATAGAGGCAACAAGAAGGCTTATGGAGTCAGACTTTACTGGCCCAGTTAATATTGGGTCAGAAGAAATGGTTACCATTAATCAGTTGGTGGATATTGCTTGTAGCGTTGAAGGCAAGGTTTTAAGTAAGATGCATATCCCTGGTCCCTTGGGAGTTAGAGGAAGAAATTCTAATAACGACTTAGTTAGAAAAGAATTAGGTTGGGACTATTCAATGTCTCTTAAAGATGGAATAACAAAAACATATGAATGGATTAAAAATCAAATAAATGAGTAAACAAGAAGTTGTAAAAGAAGTTTTCATGCAAGATGGAATTGGAGCACAAATATGGAGAAAACTTTATGCAATGTCATATGCAAAATATTATAATTTATTGTTTGAAGATACACCAATTACAGATTTTTTAATTCATGAGTCTGATAAGGTCAGCACTGAAGAGGAAAAACTTGAGTTTATGGATAAATTTAATAAAATATTAAAAAATCCCTGGAAAGATGTAGATTTTTCTAATAAGGATAATTTTTTCCTTTCTGAAAAAGTAGGATTGGGTTATGCCAACTTATATGGAGACGCAGGAATAATTTCACAACCTTGGCCATTTTTAGAAGTTGCCAAAGAGTTTAGCACTATAGAGCAAACTGAAAATAATGTTGTTATTCACATACGAAGAGGAAATGTAATTCCAGAAAATCCAAGATGGGTAGAAGAATCTATTTATATAGAGATGCTAAATCAGTTGCCAGATTTTTTAGAAAAATTAAAATTTATTCCAGACAGAGTAATAATTTTAACAGATGCTCCAGATTCAAACAAAAAATTTAAGCCTATAAATCAAAACCAATTAGATAAATGGAGACAACCACACCTATATAAAGATGAAAATGATTCTTTTGAAACTACATCTATAAACTTTGATTTATTTATAAATGCTTATTCAGGTGTTGAAATTTTAAACAAAATGGACACATACACAGCATTTAATCTGATGGTTAAGGCAAAAGTATTAATAACTGGAAGATCTGCATTTAGCCAGTCTGCAGGATTGTTATCAAAAAACACTGTTGTGCCAATTGATAACTATGATAGTTGTTTTAAAAATATATAAAAAATACCCCCAAGAATTTCTCCAAGGGGGTATCTTTTTATAGATTACTTAGGAAATTTACTCATCCAAAATTTGGTTCTTGGAGTAATGCCCTTCCATGAGGACCAATCTTCTCCACCATTTGTCATGTAGTATGCAATTTCTGCATTCTTTACGGGATTGAATAGTTCAGCGTTAGAGTCAAGATCAAACTTAGTCCTACGATCAGGACCAAGAGCATCAATCATATTGATTTGGAACATTCCATAAGAAGAGTCACCAGTCTTGTGGTTGCCATTAAAAGCCAATGGTCGCCCATTAGACTCCTTTTTGGCTACTGCCCAAGCAACAACAAGGTCTTTACCCTTGAAGCCTACTAGCGAAAGCAGTTCCTTTAGTTCTAAATCAGTCAGAGAAACCTTGTTCTCAAAACTCTCTAGTTTTTTTGCTTTAGAAACCAAAAAAACCTCTTTCGAGGCGGTTTCCGATGTCTGAGCCTGTTCCAGGCTAAGATTGTTCTTTATATCAAGATCTGAAATAGCATTAGCAGAGTTAGACATAACCGTTACTAGTGCTACGATACTGAGTGTGCTAATGATCTCT